GTTGACTGTTTTATACTAATTCTCTTAATTCCATAAGAATTAAGTCAAGCTGTGGGGCATTTGTAGGAGTGCAATCTCCAACCTTCTTGCCCTTGCCAAGATACTTATCAGCAATAGCAGTAATCTTCTTCGCATTGTTCTGGTTCTTTGACATTAAAGCACCAACAATGTTTTGGAATTCTGCCATCATAGCATCAAAGTCATATTCTTTTTCAACTTGCTGATGAACATTTGATTTTTCATTTGTTAAAACTTGATCACCTAAATTCTTTGCTTCTTCATCAATTGAATGATTAATAGCATTTAACAAATTTTCATAACTTAATTCAATTCTATCTGGCGTATATTTAAATCTTGAGCCGGCAACATATCTTGGGGTACCACGCATTTCCATATAAGTGGTAGTGCCTCCCTCTGCATTGTACTCGCTATGGGTATAACCAATAATATCGCATGTTCTTTCACAAATCTTTCTTGCTCTATTGTCAAGAGTAGGCACGATCTGGTTATATTCATTACCATTTGTATCTGTGAAAGTTTTATCGGTAGCATGACTAATCAGCACAAGACCATAATCCATCTGAAGAATCTTTCTTAAGCACTCATCAAATTCGGTTTCAGCCATTTTATATCCCTTACCATAGGGGATATCTCCAATATTTTCATAATCATTTTTTGCGTCACTTGCTTTGGCGCAAATATATTTAACACAATAATCATAAGCAATATCAGCTGTATCTACAACAATAGTAGAATACTTTGCTTTTGCTTCTGGTTTTTCTAACTGTTTAAGCAACTGTCTAAATTCATTCCAGCTGTTAACAGGCGCTGCTAATACATTAGGAATAGCAGAATAGCCCTTTTCAAAAGCTACAAGTAATGCATTTGGAAACTTAGATGCTGTAGTGGTTTTACCAGATTTTGGCGTACCATACATCAACACCGAATATCCACGCATATCACGACTAACTTTATTAGGTTGTAAATTTAAAATATCTAACATTTAATTTACCTCCTAAAAATCAAATGAGCCCATTGCTGGCGCGGCAACATTGGTGGTAGTAGAACTTGTATCACCAAATGGCATACCATTACCTGCTTTTCTATTTGCTTTGTATTCGTCGTTTCTCCTCTTAAGTTCAGCTAACGCCATTTCTCTATCGGCGATCGCTTTCTTAAATTCCTCTGCTGTTAAAGTTGATTCATCATCAAAGAGATATGGTTCAGCTTTCGCCCAAGTAATAACGAAATCTTTTCTAGTGGTTTTTACTTCTCTTACACTCGGTTCACCAAACGCACCTTCTTCTGTAATCTGACGAGTAATAGTTTCAGAAACCTGACGACCTCTTACTCTTGTGAAAATCGGATTTTTATTTGATGCATCTAATCCTTCAAAATAGTTCATCGCTGCTGGATTTGTTACTGAAAATTCAACTGGTAATAAACTGTTTCTGAAATCAAAAATTGCTCCCTTAACAATACTCTTATCATCAGTTCCCTTATCAGCATCTCCATCAACATGACGTACACCTGTAATAACAATATCAACATCAAATGTATTTCTTAATGTTTCATCGTCTGTAAAGTTTCCATTAGTATGGACAAATCCACCCTCATTTCTCTTTACACTTACAAGTGTTTCTGTGCCATCTCTATCTGAATAAAATTCATTCAGACCAATAGCAGAATCAATTCTAATCTTTGTTGCATTATCAGAACCGTCTCTAACAACAGTCTTATAGGTTCCATTAATAATGTTTAACAAAGTTGTATAGGTTGCATTTTCTTTTCCTGTTGCTGTTACTGGAGTTACATAGGTATAATGTACTGAAACAATATTAATACCGTCATTATCTGTTGCTACATCAACAGTTCCTGCGATAAATTTTGTTCCGGGATTTTTAGAATTTGCACCTGACACCTTTTCCTCTAAAGCGTGGTCGTATAACAAACCTTCCACGTGTGTTGCATTAATCATTTTCTTCATTTTTACTAAATTCCTCTTTCTTAATACTTAATTAATTTTATAATTTTTTCCTTTTTCTGTCAAAATATAAACGGACGGGCTGGTGCCCACTTTTTCACAGTAGCCATCTGTTACTAATTTTCTCATTGCCCCAGAAACTCCTCTTGAACTAACCAAAATTCCTTCGGAAATTCTTTTTGCCGTAAGAGCATTAATATTAGACGTCTGCATGTAGCCAAGAATTAACTTACCGTTATCAGTCATTTCTGGCTTCTCCTTTTCCTCCTCTGACGCCATACGCAAAGCTTCTACATAAGTTTTTGCATTATCCGTCATGTACTTCGCTGTCTGTTCTGGCGCAGCTGCCATCAGGTTGTCTAAAAATTCTAAAAAATCCTTTTTCATTTCCTATATAAATTCCCCCTATACTATAATAATTATATCATATTTTTTTTATAAAATCAAGTCTTTTGCATATGGCATATCAGCAATCCGGTCACAGAACCAATGCCACTCACTTAATTTATGGTCTTTTCTCTGTTGGTACATTCTACTCAATACTTCATAATCTAAAGTAATTGTTCTTGTCTGTAACCAGCTTTCTGGAAGCCATCTAATTAACTCTTTCCAGTAGCGCATATCTTTTGTTTCAAGATATTTTAAACGCAACATTTCCAAGAATTTAATGTAGCATTTATCCCAATAATAAGTGCCTTCGCTTTCTCCACCTATAACGTGGTCCACTTTACACTGATAATCCCAAGAATGCTCACCTGCTGTGCTTTCTTCAAAAACTAAATCTTTTTCATAATCACCAATCTCAAAGCAATCTAATGTAATTGGTTTAGCCGCCATCTTATGCATCGTACTTTGGCTATTGGATGTTGTACCGATTTTATAGGTATCAAATTCTTTCCCAATTATCTATTATTTTCATAATAGATTGGACTATCTTTTACTCTTTATTTAAAGAGAATACCATTTCCAACTTCGTATCAATAGAAGCCGTACTCCCAGTCTCACCCGGGATAGTCTCTACAGGTTTATAATTATAATAAATCTTTTAAAGAATATTGTTGGTCATATTTTATAATAATTAATTTAATATTATTTTTTTCACAATATTCTTTTTTTATTTTATCATTTTTTTGTAATGTGTCAAATTCTTTTTCTCAACTAC